TCGGTGATCGTACTTTGAGTACAGTTATTGACAGAACTCCAAGGGGCGGCGATGCCGCCAGGAAAAGCAGCCTCCGCTGCGCTGTCGGCCAACTTCGGAACAATCGCCCACTTAACCAGGCGCGTTAATACCTCTGATTCCTGACCAGATAACGGCGAATAAACCCCCTGGATACGCTGAACGGCTTCCCCGTATTCATTGCCGCATTCAGTGATTTCATACATCAGGCGCACAACCAGATCACGACGCGCCACCAACGCCCCGCCCTGTGCCTGCGTATAGGATGCCCAGCACCCCACATCGGCAGCAGCCAGCACGGCATCCATAGATTTGTTTTCCAGGGTGATATCACGCATGCGGCGCAGCTCACGCCAGACCGTTACCGGCGCACCGCCGATTTGCTGAAACTGACGGATCCGCCAGCGGCTTGCCCAGGCAGATACCGCTCTGGCCATGTCTTTTAAATTTTCGCCGGTTTCGTCGTCGGCTTCCCCGTCCAGGGCGTAACCGTCGATATTTTTAGAAATGTATTTAGCGATATAACCCGTAGCACTGCCCTTTTCTTCGTCGATAGGCTCAACATGAAAACGCGCCTTTAGCGCGTATGCGGATTGCAGTTCTTCGGAATCTTCACGGCGGGCGTAATAACAGAGAATGTCCCGCACTTCGGCCACGTCAGACGGGCGCATAAACAGCAACATATGCCAGTGCGGCGTCCCGTCGTGATGCGGTTCGACTACGCGAAAACCAAAGACGTGGATCCCGGCGCGGGAAAACGCAGCGCGGGCTTTTGCCCATACGCCGCAAAGGTATTTTTGTGTTTGCTGCGGGCTGGCCGCGTTCCACTGAGACACGAACCCGCCCTTGCTGTGCACGGCGTGATATTTCGACGGCGCGGTGATCGTGTAAAACTCTCCGGCCATCCCCATTTCAGTGGCTAAATCTTCAAACCCACGCATACGAACCATCAGTTCGCAGCGACGCTTTGCCGGGTTGGCATTGCTGCCGTCCACCATGTCAGCCAGGGAAAGACGCTCCCCCGTCTCCTGATTTTGCAGATCACACGATTTAAAAAACTCCCGGTTACGTTTCTTTTGCTCCACCCATTCCCCTTGTGTGGAACGGCTGACGTAGGCCGATGCCGCCTTTTGCACCTGGCCAACGGCGATGGCCATATGCTCACGTTGCAGATCACGGCGGCGCTTCAACTTAGTACGCCACCATTCCGGTGCCACCATACGCAATAAACCGGATTCCGCAGTGCGAGTTGTGAAAGTGCGACCTGAAAGAAATTGCTGCCAGTATGGCGGCGTGATACCGGCCATTTTGGCCAACTTGCCCAGGTGCTCAAAGGTGGCAAAAGTGCGGCGCGTCATTTCTTTCTGATCAGCAGCTGCGCCGTCAAAAGCCAGATCAATAAAATCGGTAAATGACTCAGACATAAAATCAGCGACGCGGTGCGCAAGATTACGCAGTTCATCACGCCCAAAGGTAGGGAGTTTTTCAAGGTCAGCCAGGAACGGGAAAGGGATCACGCCCGCAGCTTGGTGTTGAGTTGTGTACTGTTCGCAGACATTGCGCAGCCGTGGCAATACGCTCTTACCCACCGTAGTGCGTAAAAACGTATTGGCACGGCGGCGGCCGTTATGGCCACCCTCCAATAATTTGCTATATCGATCGCCAAAATAGCGTGCCAAGAAATCCGGCATTTCGCCAAGATACTCCGCACGCCAATCGTGATCGGCTTTATTCAGGTGCCATAACTGCCGCTCGGTCAGGCTGATTTCATCAGGTGCGCCAGGGGCAAATTGCTCTTGCTGCCACTGGCGGGTTTCATGATGCTGGCCGTTAAAGGCAAAAAGCTCCATTTATAAGGCGCGACCAAACTGTTCGGATTCCTGCCGCAGCAATTCCACGGCTTCCGCTGCGTTTAATCCCTCAGTCGCAATATATGCAGCCAAACGCTCCAAACGGCCGGAGTATTTCACAGCTGCATCGGCCATCGATTCTGCGCGAGCATTCTTCAACATATTGTCCAGACTTTCAGCATCCTGATAAGCCGGTGGTGATTGGTCAAAACCTCGCAGCACTGGCGTGCGTTTCAGACAGTCATTTCGGGATAGATTCATGGGATAACTCCAAATTTAGGCAGCAAGAAACCCCGGCAACCAGAGGGAAGCCGTGGGCGTTCGGTGTGTTTTATTTAGTGGAAATTGGCCGGGCGGTACTCTGTGGCCGTCTTTTTATGAAGAGGCGCTAAAGGAGAAATATTCAGAGCGCCGATGCAATGCACTTCTTTGGTTTGATTAAACCAGGTGCGGATCATTTCGTGGATTTGGCCTTGACCAAGTGACCCAGACAAAAAATACAGAGCGCGGATACTGGCCATTGTTTCGACTTGCTCAACCAAGCTTTCAGACTCACGGTAAGCACGAACCCAAAACGCAGCGTTGGCCGCAAACCATTGGTGCGGGTTATCGAGGTAAACGGTGTCATTAAACATGAACGGCGTCAGCGCAACGCGGCCGTCAGTGACATGGCATTTCCCAAGAAAAAATCGACTGTAGTTGTACTTCACGCCAAATGTGGCGAACGACTCCATTAAACCTTTTTCGTCTACGGTGATAATTTTCATACTTCCCTCAGTGCATCGGATTTGAAACTTTTTGTTCGTTAGTTCGACGGCTAACACTACAAACAACAACGCCTTTGAAATCCTCCGGCGTCAGCAAACGGGTTTGTTGCTGCATTTTTCTGACCTTCAAAACGCCCTGCCACAGCGCGATTTTTTCCGCCTCGGTCAAATCGTCCCAGGCACATTTCACATGGCGGCTTTTCAGCTGGGAGAGGAAACAGAGATCGCGGCGTTCATCTTCTGGAAGATTTTCCCAATAATGTTTCACCCGGTTTTCAGTGCCTGAAATCATCTTTCGGGCTTCACTAATCCATCTCGGCAATTGCTGTTCCACGCTTACCCCCTTAATCCCATCAGGCGGAACCACCAAGGGCGGCGCTTAATCTTCACCATCGGGTGACGGCAACCACTTAGAAACGCCACTTTGCTTGCGGCCGGTTGCCAGCGCTGACCATTTGGCAGTTCAAGCCAACCGTGGCCATAGCTTTGCAGTTGAGCCGTTGGCGATTGTTGCTTTAATAGTTGTGCGAAAACTTTCATCGAATAGCCTCAGTTCAGGCCAGGCATGACGCCGCATGAACCTAAAACGTCCATTGCAGATGCCAGCACAGGCGTGGTGTGAAAACGCGACTCAACAGACACAACGAGCAAGGACAGATCGCGGATCGCCTGATTGGCTCGGTCTAAAATGGCGTTTCTACGTGATTGCGTCATAGGCGCAGGGGAAATAGCTTCACCGGCAATAACGCCGATTGCGGCTGTGGCACTTAAAGTGAGCATTGATAAATTATCTGGCTTCGCTTCATTCACCGGCACAGCAGGCAAGCATTTCAGCTGTGCCAGCAGGCCATCCAGAACTGCCGAATCATCAGTGATATCCGTCAGCATGATCAGCTCGTTTACTGTTAAACGATGGGGCTGATCTGGATTCAGTTTGTTGCGTAATACTTGGGCAGACATACCGATAACCGCCGCCAACTCAGTAAGGTTATGAGCCAAAGAGAAACGGCGGCAAGCGGTGTCCAGATGCGGATGTATTGAAGTTTGGTAATCAAACATGGCTGTGACCTCAGTGATATTGCAATATCGAACTACGCAACCGAAAGGTCACATTCTGATAACGCGTCAACGGTCAAAGCAGCGATATTGATCATCACTTTTTCACGCTTCTTATCTTTGCGCAGCCGATGACGAGGCAGGCGGCCATCAGCAAGCATGTCGTTGATCGTATCCTCAGCTAAACCAGTGAGTTCGCTATAACGTTCAATTGTGACGTGAGGGGTGATCAGAGTGATTGAAATGTTAGGTCTCATGGGGCAACATCTCCCTTTGGCTTGTGGCGAGCCTCAATAAATAGTGATTACAAGTGAAGTTTCCCAAATCGAACTTCATGGCGAACATTAAGATCGCTTTGGGAATCTGTCAATTGATTTTTGTTCTTTGGAGCGAACTTGATGGATTTTAAAACAGGTGGGCAACAGGTGATTTTGCGACTTGTTGAAGCTTACGGATTCTCAACACGTCAAATGCTGTGTGATCATTTAGGTGTTTCTAAGAGCACCCTAGCGACAAGATTTATGAGAGATATTTTTCCTGCTGAGTGGGTGATTCAATGTGCAATGGAAACTGGTGCTTCACTAGATTGGCTTGTTACGGGTGAGGGGGCAATCTTTGACAATGAGAAGATAGACACCTTTAAGATCCGCAACACGAAAATCTTAAATGGTGTTTTACATGAAGCTGGTTATGTCATTTTTGATAGTGTACTGATTCCATCTAATGTAGATAAACCCTTGCTTGTTACTTCTCAGAATTTAAGACATCTCATAGAATTAAATACTACTGAAATTGTTGATGGCAAATGGCTGATCGATATCGATGGCTTTATGAGTATTAGAGAGATTAACCGTATACCACAGAATCGTGTGCGAGTGACGGATAATTCTAATGAGTTTGAATGCAACTTGCATGATGTCAAATATCATGGAATCGTCAGGTTGACAATTATTCAAAATATCTAAAGGAGTAGTTCTATGATTGTTGGATTAATTTTGAGAAATTTCAAATCCTTTAGAAATCAACATTACATACCTATTTCTATAGATGGCTACATGTCATGCTTTATTGGAGAAAATGGTGTTGGAAAAAGCACTGTACTACAAGCGTTAGAGACAGTGTTAAATCAAAATGATATAGGGAAGCTAGATGTTAACAATGAAACAAGAAGCGCAGGATATGCAACAAGGGAACCACTTATAGTTCCTATATTCATGATTGAAAAAGATCGATTTAAAAAAGGGTCAGCTTTATATTCTGCACTAGAAACTATAAGTGGTATTACCTGGCAATTAGAGACTGATGATTTCAATCTTTTACAACGGCCAGTTGCAGTAAAATTTGTTGAGCATAGAGACAAGCTCTCAAAACATTACAATGAAAGTAAATACTTCCTTATTCCTATCGGTCTAATCAAAAACAGACCGCTTGAAGTCCCTATCCCTCACATGTCATTTTTTGAATCTCTAGACGATTACCAAGAACAATTGGAAAGTATAGCAGAACAGTTTCCATCTGTAGCTTGGTTAAAAAAATCTTCCATGAATGATATATTAACAAAGATCTTACAAGAAATTAAGGCACTTTATACATACATATATCTACCAGCCGAGATAACAATAGATAGTTATTCCAAAATAGAAAGTGAATTACTACAAGCTCTTCTTGGTGAGACTATTGATTCTAAAATAGGAAAAATAATAAAACAAAGTGACATAACAGCAATAAACAAGCACCTCAATGCTTTTATTGATAATGTTTCCTCAATATTAGAGGAAAAGTATCATTTTAAAAAACCATCTCAACGGCAGACTCAGTTTACTCAGCGTCATATGACATCTAAAATCATTGAGACCTTTTTTAGTGATAAAATATTACATGCTAAAGACTCTAATAATAAAGACACGCCGATTACAAACTTGAGTTCTGGTGAAAAACGCAGAGCTCTTTTAGATATTTCCCTGGCATTTTTGAAAACAAACCCTAAAATATCACAAACCATTACAGTGTTTGCCATTGATGAACCTGAACTATCTCTTCATGCAACTGCGTGTTTTAAACAGTTCGAAAAAATTAGGCTCATCAGTGAAATGAGCATTCAAACATTAATTACTACTCATTGGTATGGCTTCCTTCCTGTAACTGGAAAAGGAACTGCAACATATATTTCCCCAAACCAATCTTTAATTCAGGCCATGAATCTTGAGTTTTTCAGAGAAGAAGCAACTGTACTTGTCCAAAATTCAAAAGGCTCATATCTAGACACTCTTGAAATTAAAAGCAATTACGACCTTGTGCAATCAATTATTGCATCTATAACTTCAGGAAATAAGTACAACTGGCTTATTTGTGAGGGTAAAACTGATAAAAAATATCTTGACGCTCACTTTGCACATCATAACATTACAAATATTATTGTATTGCCTGTAAGTGGTTCAATTGCATTGCGTAAAATATATACTTATTTAACAATGGCGCTTGAAGATCGCAAAAAAACAATTACGGGAAAAGTTTATTGCCTTATTGATACCGACCCACAACATGAGATATTTCCAAGTAGCGACTCTTTAGGTAAAATAATAATTCGCAGAATGATATTAAATAATGAAACTGGAGAAATTGATTTATTAACAACAGGCGATACTAATGTTAGCCCTAAAACAGCAATTGAAGATGCTTTAGATGGCGATGTATTTGTTTCAACTCTCCAATCTCTTAAAGAAGATAAAACTCTTGACTTTGATTTTATACATGATGATATGGAAATTTACTCTGGTGTTTCTGGATACTGTTTAGAATACTCCACAAAAGAGAAGAGAGAGTTTGAAGCATTTTTTAAGGAACCTGGAGCGAAAAATACTTTTTGTGATAGATATATTATATACATAGATGAATGTGAAACACTGCCAAAATGGATGGCCGAAATTAACTCTTTCTTTCTGAAATAAACCCACTCTGTTTTCTGAAAATGGCCACAAAAAATATATTAAATGTATCTTCCTCTTTACAATAAACATTGACCACTGTTTTTATATACAGTTAAATATCCCTTTTGTTGGGGACATTACATGGCAGTTCGTAAACTTACAACCGGTCAATGGATTTGCGAATGTTACCCTGCTGGCCGTACTGGTCGCAGGGTGCGTAAACAGTTTGCTACCAAAGGCGAGGCGCTTGCCTTTGAACGCCATACGATGGATGAAGCGGAGAATAAGCCCTGGCTCGGGGAGAAAGCTGATCGCCGTACCCTGGAAGATATCGCCAAGCTTTGGTACAACCTACATGGTCAAGCCCTCACAGCTGGCTCAAAGACCTATAAGAAAATCTGCCTAATGGTTGAAGCTTTAGGCAATCCACCCGCTACAACTTTTACCGCTAAAGACTTCGCCCACTATCGTGACAAGCGCCTAAACGGCGAAATCTACTTTTCTGATCGTTGGCGTCAAGGTGCTGACCCAACTACAGTAAACTTGGAACAAAGTCATTTGAGCGGAATGTTTAGCGAGCTAATCCGTTTGGGAGAATGGAAACAGCCAAATCCTCTGGAGACTCTCCGGAAATTTGCCACTGCTGAAAAAGAAATGTCATGGCTCACACATGAACAAATAAACATACTTCTTGAGGCTTGTAGCCAAGGAAGACCAGATTTACCTCTGGTTGTTAAAATTTGTTTAAGCACAGGTTCGCGTTGGCGGGAGGCTGAGACATTAATGCGCTCTCAAGTCACCCCACATAAAATCACTTTTGTAAGAACCAAAAGTAAGAAAAACAGAAGCGTCCCGATCAGCAAAGAGCTTTATGAAGAAATCATTGCGCAGCCTGGTGACCGATTTTTCAGTGAATGCTACTTTCGTTTTATGGCTGCTATCGACTCAACAGATATCGTTTTACCGCGTGGTCAGTTAACACATGTTCTTCGCCATACCTTCGCTGCGCATTTTATGATGTCCGGTGGCAATATACTTGTTTTACAGAGAATCCTTGGCCACTCCGATATTCAGATGACTATGCGCTATGCTCACTTCGCCCCTGAACATCTTGAAACTGCCCTCCACTTCAACCCATTAGCCACGATGAAAACTGGCGACAAAGTGGCGACAAAGGAAGG